ATACAGTGACCCACAGATCACTCGCGAAAAAGCGCAGCTCACGCGCGCCATCCACGGCCTCGCCCTCGCCTCGCGATCCCTCAGCGCTCGCAGCCGAGCGCAAGCGAAGGCAGCGCGAGAGGCAGCGAAGAGCCGGGATAGTGCGGGTGGAGGTGTACGTGCGCGCTGAGCATGCAGATCGCGTGCGAGAGTTTGCGCGATCGCTGGCTAGCNCACACGCCGACGCGATAGACGAACNGGCGTAAGTCGCGCCGCTGATTCCATTCAAAAGCAAGGGCCCCCGCAGGGGCCCTTTTTTTGCCCGGCGACCATCCGCAAATACTGCCGCTCGAGCGAGACGTTTGCTCGAGATACAGGCCGGAGCATTGAGAGACGTTGGCGACGTTGGCGAAACACACAAAACGTGCAATATGGGCGCGCGATGATGGCGTACGACATGGTGGCAAAAGGGTGAGTCACAAATGGCACGGCCCAGGAAGAAGATTGATCCCGAACAGGTGCGAGCGCTGGCCGGAATCGGATGCACGCACGAGGAGATAGCCGCCGTGCTCAAGTGCTCGCCTGACACCCTGACTCGCCGTTTTGCGGACGCTCTAAAAGAGGGGAAACAACACGCAAAAGCGAGCCTTCGCCGCATGCAGTGGGAGGCGGCGAAGAAGGGGAACGTCACGATGATGATCTGGCTGGGCAAGCAGATGCTCGGCCAGCGTGACCAAATGGAGCACTCAGGTCCGGACGGCGGTCCGGTCAGCATTGCTCGAATCGAGCGGGTGATCGTCAGTGCGAATCCTGAGGCGCAAGGTAGCTAAGGTCTTTGAGCCGCTGCTCGAGCCAGCCCCCTACAAAGGGGCATACGGCGGCCGCGCGTCTGGGAAATCGCATTTCTTCGCCGAGCAACTCATCGAGGATGCGCTCGCTGAACCGGGCTGCAACGGCGGCGAAGGCCTGCGCGCGATCTGCATCCGCGAGGTTCAGCGCGACCTCACGCAGTCGAGCAAGCATCTCATCGAGCAGAAGCTTGCGGCGTTCGGTCTAGGGGAGCGCGACGGATTCAAGATCTATCAGGAGCGCATCACGACGCCAGGTGACGGGGTAATCATCTTCAAGGGTATGCGCGACTACACCGCGGACAGCATCAAGTCGCTAGAAGGCTTCAAGCGCGCGTGGTGGGAGGAAGCACACACAGCGACGATGCACTCGATCAACCTGCTGCGCCCGACGCTGCGCGCGCCAGGCGCTGAACGATGGTTCTCGTGGAACCCGACGCGCAATACAGACGCCGTCGAACTACTGCTGCGCGGCCCGCTGCTGCCGAGCGGTGCGATCGTCGTGCGTGCCAACTGGCGCGATAACCCGTTCTGGAATGACGAGCTCGAGCGGGAGCGGCAGGACTTCCTGCGCACGCAGCCCGAGCTCTACCCGCATGTGTGGGAGGGCGAGTATGCGCGCGTGCTGTCAGGCGCTTACTATGCCAAGCACATCGCCGAAGCGCGTGAGCAGCACCGCATCGGGCGTGTGGCAGCCGATCCGCTGATGACGATTCGCTTGTTCGTCGACATCGGCGGCACAGGTGCGCGAGCTGACGCATTCGCGATGTGGGCGATGCAGTTCATCGGTCGCGAGATTCGAGCACTCGACTACTACGAGGCAGTTGGCCAGCCGCTAGCGCGCCATCTCGAATGGATGCGCGCGCGTGGCTACACACCGCAGCGGGCCCAAATCTACCTGCCGCATGACGGCGCAACGAATGACAAGGTGTACGACGTCTCGTATGCATCAGCGCTACGCGCAGCAGGCTACGACGTGACCGTCGTGCCGAATCAGGGCAAGGGCGCGGCGATGAAGCGCATCGAAGCTGCGCGTCGCTGGTTCTCGTCGATCTGGTTCAACGCGCCGGAGGATGTGCAGCTCACGCCGGAAGGATGGTACGAGCAGCCGACGTGTGCGGCGGGCCTTGAGGCGCTCGGCTGGTATCACGAGAAGAAGGACGAAAAGCGCGGCATCGGACTGGGACCTGAGCACGATTGGTCGTCGCACGCGGCCGATGCGTTCGGTCTGGCGTGCGTATGTGCCGAGCGGATATTTGGCGAAATCGGTCGCGCGCCGGTCGAGCTCAATTTTGGGTCGCAGTTCGAGCACGGGTTCGGACACGGCAGCTCAATCGCATTGCAGTGGTGACGCGATGACCGACTCAGGACGCGAAACACGCGCATACGTCTCCGCCTTCGACCGCTCTCGCGTCCATCAGTCGCGGCTGTACCGATTCGAGAAACGTCGCCTCGTCGCGAATTTCGGCGCGCTGCTTGGTGATCGGCAGATTCGCTGCGCGACGTGGAGCATAGACCGACCAGAGATCGGCGTGATGTCCGATCCGCAGATCTCTGACGACGCGCGAGAGACTTCTGTGATGTTCGCTGCGCAGCTCGGCGGATGGGCGACTGTTCGCTGTCAGATCACGCTAGACAGCGGTGAGCAGTACACGCAGGTGTTCCGTATCAACGTGCGGCAGGCGTCGTGGTTCGTTGACGACGCCCCGCTCTCGAACGGGCCGTTCTCGCTGCGTGTCTGTCGCGAGGATCCGCCGCCAGAGCCTTGGGAAATCGTATTCGAGTCGGGGCGCGGGGAAGGAGTAAGCGGTTATGTAGGCGATGTCGGGCGGCTGATATCAGCAAACACAGATGAGATTGCTGGCGTCTACTCATTTGCGGGCACGTTTAGTGTCGAGATGCAGAGCGATTCAGAGATCCCTGAAGTCCCGCCGTTCACCGAGGTTCAGATATTCGAAGGCTCGGACTTTAGTGGCGAGCCTCGCGTGTTTCTGGCCGAGGACATTGTGGATTCCGATACATGGCCCGTGTTCGGGAAATGGAGAAGATATTGGGATTGGAGCACGCCAGACGAGAATTTCTTTGAAGGGCGCGATGGTGATGTGTTCTCGTGCAGATTGATTAGGTCCTGACATGGCGACCAAACCGAAAAACGGCGGGAGCCCGAATCCATCCGACAAGGATTTCATCCGCGAGGCGCTCGAACGCTTCGATGACGGAGAAGCGGCGAAGGCGACGCTCATGCGGCGCGCGCAAGAAGACTTCAAGTTCGCGATGGTGCCGGGGCATCAGTGGGATGCGCACCTGACGGCGAAGCGCAAGAAGCGACCGTGCTACGAGTTCAATCGCCTGCGGCAGATGATCCGCCGCGTCACCGGGCAGCAGCTGCAGAACCGCCCTCAGATCAAAGTGCGTCCTGCAGAGGACGGCGACACCGACACGGCCGAAATTCTCAACGGCCTCATCCGCAATATCGAGGCGACGAGTAACGCAAAAATCGCCTACGACAACGCGTTCTTGTGGGCGTGTGCGGGCGGCGTCGGCGCGTGGGAGGTCACGACGGACTACGAGGACGACAACGGCTTCGACAAGTGCATCCGCATTGAGATGATCGAAGAGCCGGGACAGGTGACGTGGGATCCCGCGGCGCGAGACATGTTTCGGCGTGATGCGCGCTGGTGCTTCGTATCGTCGCTGATGCCGAAGTCGCTATTCGAGAAGCTCTACCCAGGAAAGAAGGTCGTGGATTTCGCGACCGCGACGCCGCGTGAGGCGCATTGGTGGCAGCAGGACACTGTTCGCGTGGCGAAATACTGGTGGAAAGAGCCTCAGAAGCGCGTCATCTATCGATTGAGCGACGGCCGCATCGTTGATGCTGTCGATTTCGATCCGATCGCGCCAGAAGCGGCAGCGCAGGGAATCACGATCGTCGAAATGCGCGAGGTCGATCGTGACGTTGTGAAATGCTGTCTTATCTCGGGTGCTGATCGGCTCACCGAGCCAGTCGAGTGGCCTGGCAAATACATCCCGGTCGTCATGAACTGGGGCGAACTCGTGACGGTCGACGGCGTGCAGTATTACTACGGCATGACTCGCGTCGGCCGGGATGCGCAGATGATTCATAACTTCGAGTTGTCGACGATGGTCGAAGTCGTGGCCAAGATGCCGAATTCGCCGCTGACTGCGACCCCGAAGATGATCGAGGGGCTGCAGTCGTACTACGAGCGGCTCGGATACGATGACCCGCCGGTGCTGCTGTATAACGTCGACCCTCAAGCACCTCAAGCGCGCCCGACACGTGAGCCACCCGCGCAGTTCCCGGCGGCATTCGCGAACCTGTCGGCAATCGCGATCGACGAGATCAAGGCCACGACCGGCATCTATGACGCATCGCTCGGTGCGCGAAGCAATGAGACGTCTGGTCGCGCGATTCTCGCGCGCCAGCAAGAGGCCGACATCTCAAACTACGTCTTTATCGACAATCACCTGAAGGCTCTCAAGTTCACCGGCGAAATCTTGGTGGACCTGATTCCGAAGGTGTACGACGCGACGCGCACGATACGCATCCTTGGCGAGGATGGCGCGGAGAAGTTCGTCAAGATCAACACGCTTGTGCGTGACGTCGAGACTGGGCAGATCATCACGATCAACGATCTTTCGCGCGGCAAGTACGACGTCGTTGTCTCGACGGGCAAATCGTTCGAGACTCAGCGCATGGAGGTCGCGGAAATCGCCGAAGCGCTGTCTCGTGCACCTGGCCCGCTCGGCATGATCGGCCAGTACCTGCTCGTTAAGAATCTCGATGCGCCTNGTCNCGACGAGCTACTCACGGCCGTGCGTCGCGTCCTCGTCGCGCAAGGCTTGCTCGAGCCGGGCGAGAACGATCCGCCGCCGCCTCCACCTCCGCCGCCGAATCCGAAGGACGTTGCTGATGCTGAGCTCAAGGCTGCGCAGGCACAAAAGACGCTCGCACAAACGCAGCAGATCTTGGCGACGACACCTGCGCAGGTCGAGAAGACAAACGCCGAGACGGCCGAGTCGATTACGCGCGTGATGGCAGCGGTGCCGCCTGCGGCGTTGTTACCGCCGACAGCGCCGCCGGTGGGACCGATCTGAAAGTTGGCGACGTTGCAGACTCAACCAGAGAGGGCTATATGACAGACGAAGCTAACGTAGCGTCGGCTACGGATACTCAGGCACAGCCGCCCNCCGAGCCGGCTGCGCCCGAGTTGAAATCAACCGACACAGGTGTATTGAGCGCAATCAAAGCGCAGGCGGAAACGGCTACTCCGCCGCCGAAGGTCGACAAGCCCGAGGCAGACAAGCCGGCCTCCCACGCGAACCCTGCGGATAAAGGGACCACCGACGCGGACTCCGCCGCGGATCACCAGGACGACGACGACGATCGTGATGATGACGATCGGAAGCTCGAGCCCTGGATGAAGAAACGGCTCAAGCGAGCCGAGGAGAGAGGCCGACGCCAAGCAAGCGCCGAAATTCTCGAGTTGATCAAGTCGCTCGGGATCAATCCGCAGCAACAGGCACAGCAAGCAACTGCGCAGCCAGGGCAGCAGGTTGATAGCCCGGGGTCGTCAGCGCCGAAAACGCTGGCCGATTTCGACTACGACGTCGAGAAGTACACCGCGTATCAAGTGCAAGAAGCCGTGAAAGCGGCCCTCGCCGAACGAGACGCGGAGAACGAGCGGCGCAAAGCAGAAGCGCGGGCCGAGGCAGCTCGACAGGCGTTCGAGAAACGCAAAGCCGAGTTCGAGAAGCGCGTCGGGAAGGGCGCGTGGGAGCGAATAGTCACGGCCGATGTCGATGTTCCCCAGGAGGTAGTAGATCTTCTGATCGGACACGACCGCGACCTTGACATCGCATACTACCTGGTCAATCACCCCGACGAAATCGAGCAATTGCGTGGGAAATCTCGACTCGAGATTGCACGCAGGCTCGCAGCGATCGACGCGAAGCTGAGCGGCACACCTGGCGAAGAACTGCCTCCGAAGACCACACAGGCGCCGCCACCGCCGCCGAAAGTTCCAACCGCTGGCAAAGCCGTGAAAAGTATCGCGGAGATGTCGACGGAAGAGCGAATCGCGGAGTGGAGGCGGCAGAAGCAACAACGGCAAGCCTCGTAAGCGGTTGACCACCGGACTCCCGGGCTTGTCACTCAGGAGAGCTGGAGATGCCAAATCAGTTACTGACTACGGACCTGATCGCTGACCGAGCGTTGATGCTCATCACCGAAAAGTCCACATTCCTCCGCACGATCAATCGCGAGTACGACGACAGTTTCGCGAACAAGGCGGCAAAGATCGGCGACACCCTGCGTGTGCCGATTCCTCAGCACGGCAAATACCGCAAGGGCCGCGTGGCCGATCCGAATCCGCTGCAGACCATCACTCGTCAGGTGAAAGTGTTCGGTCAGCGCGGTTTCGAGATCGAGTTTTCGTCCGCCGAGCTCGCGTTGGATATCGAAGAGTTCGAGCGCCGGTATCTGTCGCAGCAAGTGGCTGACTTCGTCGTGAACCTCGAGGCCGAAGTGCTCGAGATGGCGGTGAAGGCGACGCCGAATCAGACCGGTCCGGTCAACAGCGCGTTCACGAGCGCCAACGCGCTCTGGTACGCGAACATGGCCAAGAAGCTCATCGAGGACAACGGTGGGTTCAAGGGCACGAAGAGGATGCTCTTGGACAACACGGCGCAGTTGAACATGATCGATGCGCTGAAGGGCCTGTTCAATTCGCAGCAGCAGCTGAAGGTCCAGTACGAGGAAGGCGAGATGGGCCGCGCCGCCGGCTTCGACTGGAACTACACGACCGTGCTGCCGAAGGTCACGCGCGGCGCTGGCTCTGGCTATCTCGTCAACGGTGCCAATCAGCGTGGCGGCAAGCTCACCGTCGACACCGGCACCGGCCCGATCTTCAAGGGCGAGATCATCACGATTGCCAACGTCAACGCGGTGCATCCGCAGACCAAGGCAGACCTCGGTTATGCGCGTCAGTTCGTCGTCACGGAGGACTACGCGGGCGGTGGGGGCCAGATCAGCATCTACCCCGAAATCATCCCAGACGGCTCGGAAAAGAACGTCACGGCATCGCCGGCCGACAACGCGGCGATCACCATCGCTGGCACGGCGAGCACGCCGTACTCCGTCTCGCTCGCGTACGTGAAGGATGCATTCACGTTCGGCACGGTAGACCTGCCGGAATATCCGGATCGTCCGTGCTCGCGCCGTGTTTATGACGGCATCTCGATGCGCGTCGCGCAGGGCTCCGACATGATCAACGACATCATCATGATGCGTTTCGACATCATGGCGGCGTTCGGTGCGCTGCGTCCGGAACTGGCGTGCCGTCTGGCACACAGTGGCTCGCTGACGGCACCGGGCTCGGACTAACCATCAGGAGAAGCCATCATGAGTCTTGCAAAATTGGTCGATATCTCGAATCGACACAGCGATTTGCGTGCGCTGGGTCCGCTTGGCACGCAGCAAGGTGTCATCGTCCCGTATCAGGCGGGCGGTGCGCTGACGCCGGGTCAGGTCGTCAAGTTCGGCTCTTCGGACGGTATCGTCGTGGCGAGCGCGGCCGAGACGGACCTTCACATCGGCATTTATGTCGGTGATGAAGTCGCATCGGCGGGTCAGACCGTGCCGATCTGCGTGCTGGGACTGGCCAACGCAGTGGCGGGCTTCACCGTCACGCGCGGAGATCGCCTCACCGCCGAAACCACGACGGGCCTCGTTGTTCCGGTCGATGCGAGCGCGGGTGAGGTTGTCATCGGCATCGCTCTTGCGAGCGGTTTGGATGGCGATACGATCCCGGTCCTCGTCGTGCCGAGCATCACCACGGAAGTCACCTAACCCGTGACCACCGTCGCGAAGATCATCGCTCGGTCGTTGCGGCTCATCGGGGTCCATGATCCCGGTGAGCCGCTTGCTGCTGATGATGTTGAGACGGGCATGGAAGTCCTCAACGCGATGTGTACGCGTTGGGAGGCGAACGGGAACGCGTTCGGATGGCGGAATGTATCGAACCCGTCCGATGAGATGCCGTCCCCTCCTGAACTCGATGCGTGCATCGCATATAACCTGGCGATCGAACTCGCGCCAGAATACGACGCGAGCGTGCGGCCGGACGTTGCAGCACGTGCCGCGGAGCTGCTTGCTGATCTGCGCCGCGATGTCGCAGTAGCCGCGCCGATCGAGCCTATTCTCGACGTGCCGACGCCGAGCGGCGTGACGGGTGCATGGCGACTGGGCTTCCCGGGTGAATGGTATGGAGGCTCGTGATGCTCCGTCTCGAGCCGCTGCAGATAGTAGACGGAGCGTACTCTGACGAGACGCGGCCCTACGATTCCCAGGACTGCGTCAACTACATTCCCGAGGTCGCGGAGAACGCGAACGCGCGTTCGCCGGCGATCCTGCGTGGTGCGCCGGGCATGCGGCTGTTTACGACGGTGGGCGCCGGTCCGATCAGAGGGGCGCGCAACGTCGAGGGCACGCTGTTCGTCGTGTCGGGCACGAAGCTCTATCGTGTCTCAGCAAGCGGCTCGTCTACGGAGCTCGGCACGATTCCAGGCACTGGCCGCGTGTCGATGTCGCACAACCAAGTTGCAGGCGGCAATCAACTCATCGTCGTAAACGGCGGCTCGGGCTACGTCTACGACACCTCGAACAACACGTTCTCGAAAATCACTGACAGCGACTATCCAGGCGCGCGGGTCGTCGACTACATCGACGGCTATCTCGCGCAGCTCGAGCCAAGCCGAAAGAAGTGGTTTCACTCGGACTTGTCGGATGCGAAGTCTTACGAGGGCCTCGATTTCTACGAGGCCGAGGCGCTACCGGATGACATCGTGTCGCTGTTGCGCGTGCATTCGGAGCTGTGGGTGTTCGGGCGCGAAACGATTCAGCCGTTCGTGAACACCGGCGCAGCGCAGGGCACGTTCGCACCGGCCGCAGGAACGACGATCGAAGTCGGCTGCGCTGGGGAGTTCACGCCAGCCCGCATGGATAACTCCGTGTTCTGGCTCGGATCAGATGGCATCGTCTATCGCGCGTCGGGATACTCTCCGCAGCGCATTTCGACGTTCGCGATGGAGCAGGCGATCAAGGGTTGCGACTGGTCGAAAGCGTTTTCGATGGTGTTCGAAGATCGCGGGCACAAGATCTACTACCTTACATTCCCGGACGGGCACACGTGGGGCTATGACGCAGCGACGCAGCGCTGGCATCGCCGCGAGTCATACGGTCTCAATCGCTGGCGAGCGAATGTGCTCATTCATTGGCGCGGGCAGTGGATCGCCGGCGACTGCGATAACGGGCGTCTCTATACGCTCGACTGGGATCACTACGCCGAACACGACCGACCGTTGATCGCGCGCCGCAGAACGGCGTTCCTGCAAGACGAACAGAACAAGCTCACGCTGTCGATGTTCGAACTGATCATGAATACAGGCGCAGCGCCGTTCGGGATCGATGATCACTTCGTCTCGCTGCGCTATTCAGATGACGGCGGTTACAACTGGTCGAACTGGAAAACGGCGAGCCTGGGCGCGACCGGGATGTACGCTCACCGCGTGAGGTTCAGGCGCCTAGGCGCCTTCAATAATCGCGTGTTCGAAATTCAGGTGTCATCGCCTGCGCGTCGAGATTTGATGCGCGCGAGCATTCATGTGAGGGGCGCATGATCGCGGTGTTTGAGAACTTCCTGTCGAATGCCACGCAGGTGCGCGAGCTCGGCTTGACTGCGCCGTATACCGACTGGCGTGCACCGGACGGCGAGGTCTATCGCCGCGTCTGTTTGACGGAAGTTCCAGGCCTGCGTGAGCGCATCGAGCGCTTCATGGGGCCGGTCGAGATGTTTGGCATGGGCTATCGGCTGAACTTCGGCGGCGAGATGCCGAATGCCGCGATTCACAGTGACCTCGGCTGGGGAACCCATGCGCTGGTGCTGTATCTCAGCGAAGGCGACAGCGGGACGGCGTTCTGGCGACATCGCGCGACCGGCGCGCGGCGCATCGATGTCGGAGATGTCGATCTGTACGCGCAGATCTGCGATGACTGGAACGACGAGAACGCGTGGGAGCAGACGCGCTTTGTGGCGATGAAATTCAATCGCGCGCTCATCTACGAGTCGGCGATGTTCCATTCGCGCTATCCGTTCCATGCATTCGGAGATGGATATCTCGATGGTCGCCTGATCGCAGTGGCGTTCTTCACGCCGCGGAGGTTGCATTGATGATCCGGCGCGCGACAGAAGCAGACAACCCGCGCATCCTCGAGATGGGGCGGCGGTTCTTCGCGACGACGATCTATGCGCAGTTCGCTGAGTATCACGAAGAGACGATGCTGCGTCTCTTCGATCTGATGCGCACGAGCGGCGTGCTGCTCGTGCATGACACAGGCGATCGCATCGATGGAATGGTCGGCCTCCTAATCGCGCCGTTCCTGTTCGACTCGCGTCGACTCGCGGCGTACGAGGTCATGTGGTGGGTCGAACCCGATGCACGGGGCGCAGGTGTCGGACGAGCACTGCTCGAAGCGATCGAGCCGGCGTGCCGTGAAGTTGGTGCCGTCGCAATCCAGATGGTGCGCATGGAAAATAGCCCGCCGAGCGCAGAGCGCTTGTATGAGCGCTGCGGATATCACGCCAGCGAGTTCAGTCACACGAAGATCCTGGAGAGCATCCAATGGGAGCCGTGACAGGAGCCGTTCTCACAGCGGCGGGAGCTGTGCATTCCGCTAACCAACAGCGAAGAGCGGGCAGGGAAGCCGCGCGCGGCGCGCGTGAGGCTGCGGAACTCGCGCAGCGCCAGTACGAGCAGATGCGGCAGGATTTGATGCCGTATATGCAGAGCGGCGAACGCGCGCTCGGTCTGATCGAGCGCATGAATGCGGGTGACTACTCCAGCTTCCACGAGTCGCCCGACTACGCGTTCGCGCGCGATCAGGGCATCAAAGCGCTCGATCGCTCGGCCGCTGCACGCGGCACGCTGTATTCGGGCGGGCAGCTTGCAGCGCTCGCAGACTTCGCGAGCGGTCTCGCGACGCAGAACCTGAATACCTACTACAACCGCCTGATGCAGCTTGCAGGACTCGGCCAAAGCTCTGCGGCCGGTGTCGGCAGTGGAGGCATGACGATGGCGGGGCAGGCTGGCGGCGCGTACCAGAACGCGGCAGATGCTCTCGCAGCGGGCCGAATCGGTGCGGCCAGGACCTACGGTCAACTCGGCGATCAGCTCGCCCAAGCGTTCGGTCGCTGGTGGGAGCAGCGACAGGGCTCTGGCTACGACATCGAGCCGATCACAGCCGAGCAGTGGCAGAGCGTATATGAGCAGATTCCAAAGGCGGACCCCTATGCGTGGAGGCGCAGCTAATGGCTAGCATCCTCAGCCTCATTGCTCAACCGATTGCGCCTGACATCGCGGGCGCATTCGAGCAAGGGCGAGCTCAGGCGCGACAGATTGAACGCGAGCGCCTGATGGATCAGGAGCTGCGCGCGAGGCTCGATCGCGAGAATCGATTCCGCGCGCTGGCGGGACAGGCGTTTGGCGCGCAGTCCCCGGCCGAACAGCAGCAAGCGATTTCCCAGGCTGCAGCAGTGGACCCACAAGGCGCGATGCAGCTTGGTCAAAGCCTGGGCACGTTCGAGGAATACCGCAAACAGCGGCTCGGTATCATGGCCAGCGCGCTGACGAATTCGCCAGAGCAGCTGCGTCCGCTCATCTATCGATCGATGGTCCCCGAACTTCGGCAGCTCGGACTGCAACCGCCCGACGAGTACACGCCCGAAATCGACGCAGTCGCGCAGCAGCTCGCTGCTGTTCTGACCGGTCAGGGCGGCACGCCCGCGCAGCTGCGCTACTTCCAGGCGATGACGCAGGGCCTCCCGCCGGAAGAGGTGGAGCAGGCCCGTCGTGTTGCACTCGGTATCGCGGGTCGCGCGAGCTCTGCGGGCATGTCGTTGCAAAAGGTAACTGGCCCTGACGGGCGCGAGTATGTCGTCGTATTCGATCCGCGCACGGGGCAGCCGCGATCGGTGTCGATGGAGGAACTGTTCGAAAATCTCGGCGCGCCTCCGTTTGCGGGCGCACCGAGTGGAGCGCCTGCGCAACCGGCAGCCGCGCCGCCTGCGCAACCGGCGGCGGGGCCCATGAGCGCGCTGCAAACGCCGGTCGCGAGTCCGACACCGGAAGAAAGGAAACGCCTCGAAGCGCTCGGCACGGAGCGTGGACGGCAGCAAGCGGAGGCTGACCCGTTGCCGGGGAGTAAGGAATTCCGGGAGCGTCGCAAGGCGGAAATCACCGGAAGACAGCTATTGCGTCGCGCCGAAGAGCAACTCGGGACGATCGATCGCGTCGCATCGAGCCTCAGGGATCGCGCGGGTATGTGGACAGCGGGATTTCTCGGCAGCGCGTCGGCGCGTATCCCAGGCACGCCGGCCCATGACTTCGCGCGCGATCTCGAGACGTTGAAAGCAATCATCGGATTCAACGAATTGCAGCAGATGCGCGATGCCTCGCCGACCGGCGGTGCATTGGGTCAGGTAACGGAAAGGGAGCACCTGCTCTTGCAGTCTGCCTGGGCATCGCTCGAGCAGTCGCAGTCGCCTGAGCAGTTCCGCCGCAATATGCAGATTGTCATCGACCGCGCCCGTCGTGCGTGGCGCAACGTGCGCGAAGCCTACGAGGAGGAGTTTGGCGCGACATCTGGCGAACCGGTGCGTGTCAACTCGCCGCAAGAGCTCGATGCGTTGCCGAGCGGCACACGGTTCATTGCCCCTGATGGTTCCGTGAGGGTCAAACCGTGAGCGCAAATTGGTGGGACGCGTACCCCAAGGCTGACGAGCAATCGCCGAGCCAACAGCAGAACTGGTGGGATAGCTATCCCGTCGCGGATTCGCGGGACGCGCGCCCTCGCGTCTACGATCCGTTCGCAGACGACGAGCGCGCAATACCGCCGCTCCCTGGCGAGGAAGTCGAGGAAGTGCGCTACGACAGGCCGTCGCGTCCGTCTTATTTCGAGCGTGTGCGCCAGGCATTGGCAGCGCCGGCGACGACCGAGAGCCCGCAGAACATCGGTGAGTACATCGGCANCGTGCCGGTGATCGGGCCGCTCTACGGGCTCGCAGAGGCGGGAACATCGCTACTCACTGGCATGGTTGCGCTTCCTGCAGCGTCAATCAAAGGCATCGTGACCGGTCGCGAGCCGACGAGCGAAGATATTCAAGCGCTCACGTATGAGCCGCGTTCGCAGATCGGCAGGGCCGCACTCGGACTTGCAGGCGCTGTTGCGGATCCGGTCATTAGGGCAGCGGAAGAGTACGGATTGGATCAGGCGCTGTTGCCGCTCGCCGCAGAGACGCAGGCACTCGGAACGGTCGCGCGCGGACGAAGAGACTTGCGGCAGGTCCGAACCGAAGCCCAGCGCCTGACGGCTCCGCCGAGCGCGGATGAGCTTTTAACGGCCGCCCGTGAGGCATACGCGCGCGCCAGGGAAGCCGGTGCCGTCGCCGCGCCCGAAAGCTACGCGCGCATGGCGACGCGCTTGCGAGAGTCGCTGCGAGAGCAAGGGTTCAACCCGCGCCTACATCCGAAGGCAGCTGTGGTGCTCGAAGAGATCGAGAAGATGGCAGGGCAGCCGGTGAGTTTTGAAGAACTCGAGATCTTGCGACGGCAGGCGCTCGCCGCGGAGCGCTCGATCGAGGCCAGCGAGCGGTATATCGCTGGGC